GAAAAATCCTTAGAAGGTATAGTCACTATATTAGAAGGATCGTTTGGATATATTCCATCTTGGTCTATGGTTTTCTTTTTAGGATTGTAAGCAGTAGCGTCTAAACTTTCAGTTTTTACGCCATGAAAATTTTTAGCACCAGTTACATATAAAATAAACTGCATATTATGTTTATTCATATATTTTACATCTGCTGCATCTGCACGAAAATATGCATACTTACCCACAATTAAACCTCTTTTACCGTCTGGAGGAGAATATAAAGAACCTTTTGCTGCTGCTGCTTTAGTTACACCGCCATAAGCACCTTGGGCATCAAATATTTTAGGATGAAGTCTTATAACACCGTCTGTTTCAGAGTTAGGATTCAAATCTTCTAATACAATGCCACGCAAATTATCATCTTTTAAACCCAATTTTTTACCCGATAAGAATGGTATTTCAGAAGTATTAGATAAATGTAAATATTTTTGTGATTTAGCAGCTGTAATTGCACCATATTTACTTGTTTCCATTTTAATATATTGTTTTAATTTACTTTCTATAAAACTTTTATTAATATTTTTATCGCTTTTTATAATGCCCATTTCACGCATTCTATATATCAAAGTAGCTACAGCATTTTCCCTAGCACCCATATTCAAATCATTTCTCTTGTATTCTTTGCTTTCTAAAAAGGCTTTAACTACATCGCTATTTTTATAGCTTGCAGTTTTATATAAAAATTCTAACTTAGTATATATAGAAGATATATCATTGTTTTTACCAGAAGATGTTAATAAATCTTTTCCTTTACCTTTAGCTGCCCAAGGAAATCTTCTTATTTCTATACGACCAGTATCTGCTACTCCTCCGTGTATATATTCTTTCTTTTTATTTAATTCTTTTTCAAACATGTACCATTGATTATCAGTAACAGGTTTTCTAGCTCTACCTTTTCCTTGCGCAAAATCAACAATTCTATCTAAAGGTTTTACGAACACTGTGCCTTCTCCTGTTTTAACCTGCATATTATCTACAACTTTTATTTCCATGTTTTTAAATCCTTGGAAATTATCTCTTAAGCCAGCAGTTAATTTTGTAATAGGGTTTTTCTTAGGATCTACAGCAGGCATAGGAAGTAACATGCTAGGTCTTTTCATATTTTTTCTTTTACCTTTATGCTCTTTTTCATTTGGAACCATGTTTATTAAATATTGTTCCTTTGCAGGCTTTAAATAATCAAAGGTTAAAGCAACTTCTCTTATGTAAGATTCGTCTTTTCCAAAGTCTGTTTTATTATATTTATCTTTAAATCTTTTAACAAAGCTATCAACATCTACTCTTTCTACCCCATTATCTATAAAAGAATCTTTTTTCTTTGTTCTTTCGTACAAAGCTCTAACGTCTAATTGAAATTGTTCATGTGAAAATTTTTCTTGACCAGGAGTTTCTGATATTCTTTTAGCTATTTCTGTAAAACGATGTGTAGGAAAGTCTGCTTCATTACCAGTAGTTTGATTGTTTTTAAAGTTTCTCATATCTGTTAATATGGTAGTATCAATAAAACTATTAGTATTGTATGTTTCTATTTTACCTTCAGGTCCATAATTAGGATCTGCTTGTTTTTTTAATGTACCTATCATTTCTTGCAATACAGATACTTGTCCTTCTGCATCACTTCTTTTGCCCATAGCTATTTCTATATCTTTTTGACTAAAAACTTTATCTTTCAATCCACGTTGCAATGCCTTTACTAATGCTAATCTAGTTTGTTCTGGTATTTCTTGTACGGTTTCATATTGTTGTTGTCTAATTGCATCAAAGTGTTGCTCCCAATACATCTTATATTCTTTGCTTTCGTTTTTAAACCAATCTTGTCTTTGCAATCTAGCCATATTTTCTTCACGTGTAGCAGTCAAATCAAAAACATTTGCATGTTTATTAATATCTTTTGTAGCTCTATTTTCATACGTAGGTCTACCATTTACACTAAAAAATACACCCATTAACGTTTCATATATTTGATCCTCTAAAGGCATATCATGTAGCAAGGATGTACCTAGACCATAACCTGCACCAGCAGTTGCTCTTACCATAGTATTAACGAATTGTGTAGCTTCTAAATCATTTCTAGTAACTAAACCTTGTGCAGCTTTTCTTACAGCTTGTTCACCAGCTTTTCTTACTGTTGGATTAGAAGATGTTAGAAGTTTAGAAACGTTTGCATATTGACCAATAGTACCAAAGATACCACCAGCAATAGCTCCATGCATACCAGCCATTGCCATACCTTTAATACCTTCTTCATTTCTTGTTGCTAAAGGATTGTTAGAGAAAGCCATTAATAGTCCTACATGCCCTGCTTCATGCAAAACTCTTGCTACTCCTTCTTCTCCAAACTTATTACGCAATAATCCCTGTGTAATAAACTTCATACCTCTAGCTTTATTGTCTCCAAGATAACTTAATCCTTGTTGTTGCACTACTTCTGCTATCTTCCCTGGTATTGATTTTAATTCATATATAGATTTACCGTCTCTTGGATCTATAAAAGATGGTTTACCTCCACGTAAACCTAAAATTAATTTACCTTCATCATCTACAAAGGAGGCTTTTTCTGCTAAGTAACCTATTTTTCTAGCAATTTTTTGATTACCTTTTTGAAGTTCTCTAGATTTGTTTTTTAATTTATCTCCAAGTTCTACTAATTTTTTATTTTTTTCTAATCCACCTCTTCTAATTAAAGAGTTACCAACTGTTTTAGCAGCACCAGATAACATACGACCGCCACCCAACATAACACCAGGTGCTAATCCAATTAAATGTCCTATGTTATTTATGATTTTTTCTGTAGGAGTGTCTGGTGTATCTGCAAATCCGAAAGTAGTAAAACCTTCTAACAATCCAGATAAAGCTTGTTTTACTACACCGTCAGTTGTTCCAGGGTTTGATAAAGGAAGTTTTAATTCAGTTAATTTTGATTCTACAAAATCTAAACTTTCTTTGTCTAAATTAGAAGCGTTTGTATCATAATAGTTTTTTAATAACCTACCATACGTTTCTTGATTCAGTCTTCCCGCACTATAGCGTTCGCTAATTGTTTTTATATAAGGATTTAACATGTATTATTTTTCTAAAGCGTTCTTTAAATTTAATAAAGATTCTATTCTTCCGTAATAATAATCTGCATCATCACCAAAATTTTGGAACGTAGCATTATCATATAATTTTTCTGCTGTTTCCAAAGCTAAATC